GTGGGTTAAACTCTTGGAGTTTAGTTACTGACCCTTCAGCAGGAGTTTACACTAATCAAGATGTAACCTTAGCAGGAGCAGTTGCCACTAAGTATAACCAAACATATGCTGAGTTAAGTTTCAGAGGGAGAATTAGTTCTTTAGGAGTTATTGATGACTCCTACTTTGATTACAAAACATACTCGTATGACGCAGGTGGTGGAACTTGGTACATTGTAATAGGCGACTTTAACAATGGTGATTGGATAGTGAGAGAATCTTCAGTAGACCCTTCATCATTTGCTAATGGAACTGATTTAGGAGTTTCTTTAGACAGCGAACAAGTTGCAGCTTTCTCAGCTTCACGAGATGGAGAGAACGCACCCTTCCCTGCAGGATTAGTTAGTGGCTATTCGGGAGGAACGTTTACAGCAACTAATTCTTGGGAGATTGGCTCTGCATTATCTAACGGAGGAACAAGTTCGGTATATATATCTGAGGACGAAGGAACTTCAAGCTCTTATGACAACACTATTCCGACAGTAGCTCACGCTTACAAAGAGTTTACTGTTCCTGCCGAATCAACAGGAACTATAACATTAGATTTTGATTGGAAGTGTTTAGGGGAAACTACTTACGATTTTGTAAGAGTATTTGTAGCACCTACAGGTATTGTAACACCTACAGGAGGGTCTGAGATAGGTTCTCAATATAATGTAGTTTCTTCTACGGGTAAATACAGTAATTCTGACTCTTGGACATCAGTATCAGAAGACATTACCTCATTAGTTTCAGCAGGAAGCACTTATAAGTTAATTATTCAATGGAAGAACGATAATGTGGGTGGTAGTGGTGATGTTGCTATAGATAATGTGTCTATTTTCTACTAAGTTAATTAATCAATAAATATAATAATCAGAGAGCTTCCATAATCGGAGGCTCTTTGTGTTTATAATAATAATTAGTGCTTATACGTTATATAGTGTAACGTCTCCTTAAAAAGGCGTGATACCTCCTTAAAAAGGCGTGATTGATTAAAAACATAAGATGATGGGTAAAAAACAGATAAATAGCAAAAGAGGTGTGTATGACGGAATCAAGTTTGCATCACAATTAGAAATATCTTGCTACAAGCTACTTAAAGAAGCAGGAATCGACTTTGAATACGAAGGTGAAGTATTTGAACTTATGTCAGAGTTTCACTTGGACAACGTCTTATTTAAACGCAAAGGGATGAAGGGAATTGCTAATATAGGAGACAGTAAGGTTCGTAAGATTTATTACACTCCTGATTTCGTATCAGACTTATTTATTATTGAAGCAAAAGGAAGGATGTCTCAGTCTTTCCCATTAAGATGGAAGATGTTTCTTAATACTATTTTTCAAACTAATGATAAAAGAGCAATCTATATGCCTGCTACAAAGGCTGATTGTCAGTTAGTTGTGGAGGATATCTTAAAAAGATTCTACTAATTATAAAAGTTTTATTATATTTATTTTTTTATTCAACATATTTGTTGTATGTTTGCACCTGCAATTAAATCACGCATATGAAATTCAAATTATCAATACATCCAAAAAGCTATAGTAGTAAACCTACTGATGCTTATAATTTACAAAATGGATACAGAACTAAAGAGGTTGACTTTAAGGAATTAAGGGATATAATCTCAAACGGTCAGACTATTGTTCCATCTATACTTAATAGTGAACATAGGAAGAACGCTAACTTTGCAGGTTGTCAAGTTTTTATGTTAGATTTTGATGATAACCAAGACCCATTAAAAGAAATAGAGAAATTTAAGGAATATGGTATTAATGTTAACTTAACTTATAATTCTTTTTCTAATAAGAAAGACTTCCGCAAGTTTAGATTAGTAATTGTTCTTGATACGATTATAGAAGACCCATCTTTGTTTAAAAATGTAATGAATACTTTAATTAAAATTGGAGGTTCTGATGGTGCAACTAAAGATTTATCGAGGATGTTTTACGCAGGAACTGAGCCAAAAGTGATAAATGGAAGGATTAATATTTGGAATGACATAAAAGGAGCGATTGCTGATTTAATCAATAAAGACAAGGCTTTAAACAATCACACTCGAACAATCAAAAAGTTAAATATATCACAAAATGATGCAAATACAGCTACGTCTTATAGTAATATAGAGATAGCCGAATCTGCATCAAAACAGAAATTACAACAATTTGACTTCGATGAAGCTTGTAAAAATTCAAAACAGTTTAACGGATTTGACAAAGGAACTATTCATTTAAAATATTTACAGTTAAGAGCATTGATTTCAAATATGATGTTTGTTCGAGGTGGTTTGAAATATGTAAGTTTAAAAATGAATGAGCGAGGAGATTACAATGGAGATGATTACGCTTTGTTAAGAAGAATACCTAATGCAGGTTATCAACATCCCGAATCTATGTCCTCTTTCGATTCTAAGATTTCAGGTAGTTATACAAATGTTTTAAGTTTAGACAATAAGAACAGAGTAGTTGTAACTCAAATTAGAGAGATTGTAAAAGAACCTATTGATGTTGTTGCAAGTAAGTTTAAATCTCATTTCGAGAATGCATTCAAGTCTAAGAACAGAGTATCAATTATAAACGCTCCTACAGGAACAGGAAAGACAAAGCAAATGATTAATGTTGATAATGTTATATTAGCTTTACCTAATCACAGACTAAAAGATGAAATTGCAGAGAGAATGGATTCAGAGAATCTACCTTATGTGGTTACTCCTGCTCCGCCATTGTTTAGTGCAGATTCTTTAAACAGAAGATACAACACTCTTCAGTCTATAGGGGAGAGTAAGATGGCTAATAATTTAATAGATGACGTTGCAAACGGTAGGAGCGTCTCTAACATCGAATATTCTTTTTCTGATAGTCAAGTTGCTTCTGAGTTTAAAAGTGCATTAGCGATAGCCTATGAGTCTGAGGTGACTGTTTTGACAACTCACACAAGAGTTATGTTAGCTCCACAGTTATTCGCTAACAAAGATACCGTTATATTTGATGAGGATATTATGGGAGAGTTAATGTTTACATCTTCAATTACTACTGCTAAAGTTAATAGAGTTATTGATAATGTTTTGAATTTAATAGGTGATGGAGAGAATTCTAAAGTTCAGTCTACTAAGGATTTTTATTATGATATGTTAAACATACGATTAGAGATTACAGACTTGGTTGACGGACAGATAGGAACGTTTAAAACTCAGATAAGATATAAGAACAGGACTAATCTATTCGAAAGATTATCTCAGATAGAAGGTACTGCGGGATTCATTAAGCTAATTAAGGCTGACTATGCTATTCAGATTACTAATTGGAACTCTGTATCATCTTATCACTTTGGTAATGTTAGAGGGTTTGATGAGTGCTTTAGCAAGGTTGTTGTGTTGAGTGCGTCTGCTGATAGTTATTTTTACGACAGATTATTATCAAAAGAGGATGGTTATGATTTCTTTCATTCAGGTATTGCGTCTAATGTTGAACCAATTAAGCAAGATACAACAAAGTCTTACTCAAGAAGCACATTAGGTAAAGGAGATTTTCCAACGGTAGATAGTGATATAGTTCTAACATACAAAGCTTACTCAGGTAGTTTTAAAGGTAAGGAACAGCAAGAGTATTATTTTGGTAATACGTTAGGAATTGATTCGTTTAAAGGTAAGGATATATCTGTTGTGGGTACTCCAATAGCTCCAAGTGAATCAACAATAATTAAAGCAGTTTTACTTAATATTCCTTACGCTTCAACAGAAAAGTCTAAACAGACAGTAAGAACTAATCATCACGAGTTTACTTTATTTACATTTGAAGATAAGAACTTAGCAGAGATTGAAGTTAAGATTGCAGAAGCTGAGATTAGTCAAACTATTGGTAGAGGTCGTAGTACAAGAACATCCTCTAAGATAGATTTATATTCAGCTATTCCTATGATAGAGACTGACAAGTTTGTCGGAAAGAAGTTTACAGTAAGTAATAATCTTTTACCTGTGATAAAATCTACTGAGTATATAGAAAGAGAAAATGTTTTAGATTGGTTAGATGAAGTTAGAGCAGAAGATAAAAAGAATAGAGAAGATGGTATAGAGCCATTCCAATATGAATTATTTATATAAAACAAATGAAAGAAACAATTAAATTTATTGCAACAATGATTATCATAACAGTATTGTCATTAGGATTGGTTTACATAACTAAATAAAATAATTATGAAAAAAAGAGATACAGGGGTTAATACCTTAGGGTTCAAGGAAGTAAGTAGGTCTGACAAAAGATTGAAGTCAGGTTTAGATACCATTATAAAGATATTTTCAACAGAAGATAAAAAAACAAAGAGATTTGAAACACAAGAGGATTTAGATAGGGAAGAGAAAGCTATAAAATTATTTACCACAGAGTATGGGTACATCTACAAGAAGTTGGGGGATTATGATTTGGACTTTTTGATAAAGAAAAAAAATGGTACTGTTATAGGGGTGGCAGAAGTAAAAGGAAGGAAGAGGTTGTTAAAAGACATCTCTGACTTGCCTTTAGCTGAAAGAAAGCATAATAAGATAATGAAAGTAAAAGGTGCTAAGATTATAATATGGGCATTTGAAGATGGAATAACTTACGCACAACTGAACAAGCTTAAAGGGATTAAAAGAGATGGAGGAAGGAAACCAAGAGAAGGTTCTGCTAACGACATAGAGTCTATGTATTACTACGATAGAGATAGTAATTCGAGTGTGTTGACTGTGTTAAAATATAAATAATATGTTAAAATTTTGTTAAAGTGTTAGGAATTGTCGAAAATAAGTCGTAGGTTTGTACCTCACAAGGAAATAACCTAAACTATAAATATGATAACATTTAGAACTAATTTAAGATTAAACGAATTAACTAACAGTAAAAACATTATTGCAATAAATAACATATCCAATACCCTTTTTAATGTTGATTTTTCGCAATTATCTTTGAATGATAAAAATATAGTATTCAATACGTATCTTGAAACAATTAAATAATAACAACTTAAAACTAAAAAAAATGAAAAACGTAGAGACAAAGTGCCACAGATTTTGGCTAACAAACAGAAACCCTATTACAATGAAGAAATGTGCAGATGACAAGAAGCTTCACATTCACAACTCATCTAAAGAGCAAGACGTGGCTTTAGAAATATGGAGAGAGAATCACGGAACTAAAAAAGAATTTAATTTTAATAATCAATAAATAATATAAACTATGGAAGTTAACAAATTAAAAGAGATGTATGTAAAGTATGATTTAACAAAGGCTGACGTCTTTAAACATCAACATTATATAATTCTGACGAGGTCGGGAATCGAGAAGGTAAGTGCTTTAGAGCAGATTGACATCACTTATGAAGTTATTAAATGTGAGCCTAATTTTGCAGTTGTAAAGGCTACTGCTAAGAAAGGTGAGAAAACTATTGAGACATTTGGTTCAGCATTGAAAGGAGCAGGATTTAAAGATGGGAGTACAAATAGTTGGTACGTAATGGAACTCGCAGAAAAGAGAAGTTTGTCAAGAGCAACACTTAAAATGACAGGTCTATACGAGCAGGGTGTATTTGGTCAAGATGAGTCTGAATCATTTAAACGTCAAGCTTAATGATGAGTAACTGTTGCGGTGCTAATGAATGGATGCCTTACTCGGGTATCTGTTCTGACTGCAAAGAACACGCTGAGTTTATTCCTGATGGAGAAGAAGAAGAAGAGTTTGTCTCTCAAAGACAAAAGAACTTTATGGAGAGTTTCCATAATGGATGTAGATATTGCGAATGTATGACACAATCAAATTGTAAAAATAAAAAGATATGAATAGTTTAGATAAGTATATGGAAGATGAATGGAATCAGTATATCGCCAATAACTCAGGTATGTCAATAAGAGATATGATGGTGGAGGAAGAATCGGTGTGTAATGGAATGTGTAGTGATTGCACTTGTGGGGAGTTAGAGAATGAGTTCATTAGTCATCCTAATGAAGATGAAGCACAAGCACGTAAGGACACACCTGTATTTAGTGGAGTATTAAAGTATTTCCCTAATGCTCTTAAAGAAGTTTCTAAATGCTCTAAGGCAGGTAATGACCAACATCATCCTGATAAGCCATTGCATTGGGATATGGATAAGAGTAAGGACGAGTACGATGCTTTAACAAGACACTTGATAGACCATACAATTAATCCTATAGATACAGATGGAATACTTCATTTAACTAAAGTAGCTTGGAGAGCCTTAGCGGGATTAGAACGTCACTTAACAAACAAATTATGATTTACAATAAGATAACTTACGGAATATTTGATATTGATAGCGTAGTCTATGAAGCTACTTATAATGCAGAAGATTTAGATGAAGCTATAGATAACTTTTGGAGTAAGTATAAAGACGTTGTATATAATATGGAAGTTAGGTATGGTAGTGTAAAGATGATTAACGTAGGGTTCTGTAGACATAACTACAGAGCCACCATCTTCGATACTTATAAAGCCAATAGAAAAGATTCGATAAAGCCTGAGTTCTTAGCTCCATTAATAGAATATGTAAAAGATAATTTAGATGTAGTTACTCGTTCTTTTGTAGAGACAGATGACATCGTTGCTAAACTTATGTTACAGTACGGTAAAGACAAAGCAGTCATCATTAGTATTGATAAAGACTATATGCAGTTTGAAGGAACTATATATAACTATCGCAAGAGAGAATTCATTAAGGTATCTGAAGAAGAAGCTTACTTTAACTTTTGGTCTCAAATGATAATCGGTGATTCATCTGATAATGTAAAAGGAGTTAAGGGCTTAGGTAAGTCTTGGTGTGAAAAGAACTTGCAAGGTCTATCTGAGTACGGAATGATTAGAGTGGTGTTCAGAGCTTTCGCTAAGAAATATAAAGCTAAAGGTAGAGAAGCATTCATAAAAACATACTTCCAATTAAAATTAAATATACTTTAACATTTCTTTAACACTTTATGTCAAATATATTTTGTATGTTTGCACCTCACTAATAAAGCAATATGAAAAACGAAAATAGATTAAAAACGATAGTAGAATTTGTAACAAGAAGAACGGGAGCTGACATCCTTGCAAAGTCAAGACAAACAGATGTGACAGATGCAAGAGCATTGTATTATAAGATAGCTTTAAAAGACACAAGAGCATCAATGAATGTAATTGGTGAAGCAGTTGGTAAGAGTCACGCTACAGTAATCCATACAAGAAACAATGTATTCCCATTATTAGAGAGAGATGATTTCTATATGAATATCTACAGAGAGTTCTTTGGTGAAGAGATTAAGGAGGACGTGATTAGAGATATAGATTGCCAAGTTCTAACTAACAACGAGAAGATGTACAGAGAGTTGTCTGAAGAAGATAGAAGGGTATATGATGAGAGAGCTTCATTAGTGTTAAAGAGTTTCGAATGGAAACGTAAAGATGATAATAGAAAAGAAGTATTTGAAATAATAAACGTAGGAATGTAATGAATAAGAGAGATAAAGTATTAGAAGAGATAAAAGAATTACACAGAAGGTTTTGGCATAGTGGATTCACTTCATTAACAAAAGAAGAATACGAAGCTGAGGTTAAGAGATTAAGGTTCAGATGGATAACAGAATACACAGACAGATAATAACATAGGGACTACTTGGGAGGGATTAAAATTTGTAGAAGGGTTAGACATTCTTCCCTTGAGTTACCTTTAAATAAATAGAAACAATGAATAAATTTAACAGATACACAATTATATTATTAGCCTTGTTAGGTGCAGGAGCATTAGTGTCAAGCATAATAGCTATCACAATATTATTAGTTTACAACTTTATATTAAACTTATAATGTTAAAGTTTTGTTAAAGTGTGTTAAAGAGTTGTGAGTGTCGAATAATCTTCGTATGTTTGCAGAGTAATAATTAATAAATATATATAAATATGAAAAAAGTAGTATTAGTATTAGCGTTAGGAATGATTGGATTTAACTTTGTGTCTTGTACAAAGGTAGAGGTTTTGCCTCATGAACATGACAATGATGATACGACAGACTTAACGTTAGACTTAGGTTTAAGAAGTAATTTAGATGGTGGAACAGAAGGACGTCCTGTTAATAGAGATGGTGTTTTTGATTGGGTCAAGAGTATTACAGTTAATGTGTATAATGTATTAGCTAACGAAACACAGTCTGAATTATATGAATTAGTTGACGATGGAAGTGGTGATAGTGGATTTGTAATGAACAATGTGTTATTAGGTGATAGTGAGGTTTCTGCCTCAACAGAACCTTACGATATTGATGCTGATCACTCTATTTATCTATCTAATGATGTTAATGAGCTTGATTTAATGAGAGGTAATCTTCCTTATGTTATTTACAACTCAAACGTTAACTTAGTAACTATCACAAACAGTAGTGATGATGTGTCTTTACACATGACTACTCAACATGGTAGAAGAATATCTCAATTTCAATTGGCCAATGGATTAGGTAACAACTTTAGATTACGTGTTGTATCTTCAGTAGGTGAAGTTACTACTACAGAAGCAGGAGAGCATGTTTACTCTTATTGGAGTAATGAGAACGCTTTAG